CGAAGGGCAAGCTCTCCGACAAAGCATGGGCTGAAGCCACAACCCTGTGGAAGCAGGGCGTGGTCACGCTCGAGGAGCTGGCGGCGAAGTACGACCGGCATCCCCAGTCGTTCGCCCAATACTTTCGTCGGCGCGGGATCAAGAAGGGCCAGGACAAGGACAAGATCGCCGAGAAGGTCGAAGCCGCTGTCGAGAAGCAGGAGCTCAACGACGCACAGATGATCGCCGCTCGCATTCGCGAGACAAAAGAGGATCACTACAAGATGGCCGCCGGCCTGGCGAAGCTCACCTGGGCCGAGATTCTCAAAGCCAAGCAAGATGGGGTGCCCGTCGGCACCGCGATCAACAATCTGAAGGCGCTGGAAAGCGCCATGAACGTGCTCAAGAAGGCTCGCGAGGAGCGCTACAGCGTTCTGGGCCTGGATCGTCCGGATGCGATCGACGAGAACGATGTGCCGGAACTGGTGATCTCGGAGCTCACCGCCGACCAGATCGCCGCACTGCGCGAGCGTTCCTTCCGAGAGATGGACCAACTCGAGATCGCAGGCGACATCGAGGACGTTCCCGAGGAAGGCGCCGGCGACGACGACGCCGATGTGGTCGAGGAGTCCTGATGGCAACAAAGGTCGGACTCTCGCTACACCCGAAGCAGATGGAGGTTTACCGCTCCGTGGCGCGGTATCGGGTGGTCGTGGCTGGCCGACGCTGGGGCAAGACCGCGCTGTCGCGGGTGCTCATCATCAAGAAGGCCCAGAAGAAGAAGCAGAAAATCTGGTACGTGGCGCCAACGTACAAGATGGCCAAGCAGATCATGTGGGTGGACCTGATGGATGCGATTCCGCGCAAGTGGATTCGCAAGGTCAACGAAACCAGCCTCACCATCACGCTCATCAACGGCACTCGCATCGAGCTGAAGGGCGCCGACAAGCCCGATTCGCTACGAGGCGTGGGTATCCACTTCCTCGTGCTCGACGAGTTTCAGGACATGGCCGAAGAAGTCTGGACGCTTGTGCTGCGTCCGACATTGGCCGACACGGGTGGCCATGCAATCTTCATCGGCACCCCCAAGGCGTACAACTATCTCTACGAGCTGTACAAAAAGGGCCAGAACCCGAAACTCATCGCCGCCGGCGAGTGGGAATCCTGGCAGTTTCCGACGATCACCTCGCCCTTCATTCCGCTTGATGAAATTCAGGCCGCTCGCGCCGACATGGACGAGAAGAGCTTCAAGCAGGAATTCGAGGCGTCGTTCGAGACGATGTCGGGCCGGGTGTACTACCCGTTCGATCGCCACCTGCACGTTCAGTCCCTGGAGTTCAACCCAAAGCTGCCGATCTGGGTCGGCATGGACTTCAACATCGACCCGATGTCCACGGTGATCTACCAGCCGCAGCTCAATGGCGAACTGTGGGCCATCGACGAGATCGTGCTCTTCGGCTCGAACACCGAAGAGGTCTGCGAGGAGCTGGAGAAGCGGTACTGGCGTCACCAGTCGCAGATCATCATGTACCCCGACCCGGCCGGCGGACAGCGTCAGCACGCTCGGGGTGAGACCGACATGGACATCCTGCGCGAGAAGGGCTTCAAGCGGATCAAGTACCGCCGCAAGCACCCGCTCGTGGCTGACCGTGTGAACGCAGTCAACCGGATGCTCAAGGACGCCAACGGCAACGTGCGCCTGCGGATCGACCCGAAGTGCAAGCACTTCATCAACGCCCTGGAGCAGACGATTTACAAAAAAGGCACGCGAGAAGTGGACAAGTCGATGGGTATCGAGCACTCGGCCGACGCAGGCGGTTACTGCATCGAGCTGGAATTCCCGGTACGCAAAGTTGAAATTGGCGGCTTGTCAATCTGAGGATTGACTAAGTCACCGCTGACGTATAAGATAGGAAAAATCATGGCCAAACCAATCCTCCAACCAGGCGAGAGCATGACAGTCGACCCGGCATCGCCGGTGGCCGGCGGTGCGTCCGCGCCCCAGACCGACGACCAGAAGAAGCTGCGTGCCCTGATCGAGCGTCGCCATCCGGAGTACCACGAGTACAAGGACCACTGGGACTTCCTCGAGGACACCTACGAGGGTGGTCGCGAATGGTTCAAGGGCAATGTCTTCCGGTACATCAAGGAGGGCGACACCGAGTTCGCCGACCGCCTGAATCGGGCGTACCGCTTCAACCACAGCCACGAGGTCGTGGACCTGCTGAACAAGTACCTGTTCAAGCAGAACATCACCCGCAACGAGGCTGACGCTCCGGAGTCGGTCAAACGCTTCTGGGCCAAGGCCACCAAGAACGGGCTGCACATCAAGGAGCTCTCGCGCCAGATCAGCAAGAAGACCTCCATCTACGGGCGCATTGGTGTGGTGGTGGACAACACCAACGGCGTCAACAACGCTCCGGTCGTCTCCAAAGCGGACGAGAAGAGCGCCGGCGTTCGCACCTACGCCTACACCGTCGGCCCCGAGCAGCTGCTGGACTACGCCTTTGACGAGGATGGCGCGCTCGAGTGGATTCTGATCGAGGAGTGCGTGCGCGACGCCGCCGATCCAATGAACTCGAGCGGCGAGGAAGTTGAACGCTACCGCCTGTGGACCAAGACCGAGTGGCGTCTGTACCAGGAGTTCAAGGAAGGCCGGCGCAAGGTCGTCAAGCTCGTGGGTTCGGGCCAGCACAACCTGGGCATCGTCCCCGTCATCCTGGCCGACAACATCATCTCGGACGAGGAATACAGCGCCCAGTCGCTGATCGACGAGATCGCGTACCTGGACCGTGCGGTCGCCAACTACCTCTCGAACCTGGACGCGATCATCCAGGACCAGACCTTCAGCCAGCTGGCCATGCCGGCGCAGAACGTGCTGCCTGGCGAGGACAACTACACCAAGCTCACCGAAATGGGCACCAAGCGCATCTTCCTCTACGACGGGGAGGGTGGCGCGCAACCTTTCTATCTGTCGCCTGATCCAAAGCAGGCTCAGATGATCCTGGCGGTCATCAACAAGATCATCAACGAGATTTACCACACGGTCGGTCTCGCGGGTGAGCGGACCAAGCAGGACAACGCGGTCGGTATCGACAACTCTTCCGGCGTGGCCAAGGCGTACGACTTCGAGCGAGTGAATGCTCTGTTGGCCGCCAAAGCCGATTCGCTGGAGGCGATTGAGAACAAGATCGCGTACATCGTCGCCAAGTGGAGCGGTGAAGAGGCCAAAGTGGAGAAAGACCTCGTGTCATATCCCGATGACTTCGACACTCGCGGCCTCTACGACGAGTTCGACATCGCCGCACGACTCATGCTCATCAGCGCGCCGGACGCGGTTCGCCAGGAGCAGATGAAGGCGGTGCTCGACAAGCTGTTCCCGCAGCTGGCCAAAGACCTTCGCAAGAAGATGGAAGCCGAGCTGAAGAAATGGCCCGTCGATCCGGCAGACCTGACAGCAGACCCGAACACCCCGGTTCCTGCAGGAAAGTCGAAAAGCAATCAAGGCGCCGTAGGCTCCTCGAAGGAGGAATGATCCTCCGCACGCCGACAAGAGACTGTCGGCGTTCAACAACCAATGACCAAGAGAACGGTCAGAAAGGCAAACTATGTTCGTAACTCGCAATGTTGCAATAAAGTACCGCAACCCCACCAACGGAGATGGTGGAGACGGTGGCGGCTCTGGTGGCGGTGGTTCCGGTGGTTCCGGTGACGGCGGCTCTGGTGACGGCGGCAAACCCGATGACAAGGGTGGTGACGACGACAACAAGCCCGACGACAAGGGCGGCTCCGGTGACGGTGATGGCAAGGGCGGTCGCAACAAACCGTCCGACGAAGAGGCTCGTCTTCTCAAAGAGAACATGAAGAAGAAGGAGCAGCTCGACAAGGCTAACGCCGAGCTGAAGAAGGCTCAGGAACTCCTGAAGAACTTCGAAGGCATCGACCCCGTGGCGGTCAAGAAGATGCTGGAAGACCAGCGCACGGCTGAAGAGAAAGCTCTCGAGGCCAAGGGCGACTGGGATCGTCTGAAAACGCGCATGGCTGAAGAGCATGGCAAGGAAGTCAAGACGCTCCAGGACCAGATCAAGCAACTGAGCGAACAGCTCAACTCCACCCAAAGCACGATCAAAGACCTGTCGATCGGCACCCAGTTCTCGCAATCGAAGTTCATTGCGGAAGAGCTGACGCTGACCCCCGGTAAGGCTCGTGTCATCTACGGCGAATACTTCGACGTGGAAGACGGCAAGGTGGTGGGTTACGACAAACCTCGCGGCACTGCGAACCGCACGGCTATCGTCGATCAGTACGGCAACGCCGTTGACTTCGAATCCGCGCTTCGCAAGATCGTCGAGGCCGACCCCGAGAAGGATCATCTGCTCAAGAGCAAGATGAAACCTGGCGCTGGTTCGGATTCACGCAAACCGGCCGGTAGTGCAAAACCGGATGCGCCTACTGATGGTGTTTCCAAGATTGCGTCCGGTCTCAAAGGCTTGAACATCGCTTAAGTTATAAGTCACCAATGACTTGCAATTTGCCACAAACTGTGGTATAGTGCTGCCTCATCGGTGACTTAGAGCGACGTAAGGGCCGAGACATTGACAACCCTCTCCTGGAAAGGATTCATCAAATGGCTCTCCTGCGCCAAGAAGCTGAAAAGCTGAGCAACAACCAGCTGATCGCTGGCGTGATCGACGAGATCATCGACCGCGACGACCTGATGGCCGTCCTGCCCTTCTCGCAAGTGAATGGCAAGGCCTATGTGTACAACCGTGAGAACACCCTGGGTGGTGCTGCATGGCTTGACCCCAACGAAGCGATCGGCGAATCCGCTGCTACGTTCACCGAAGTGGTGGCGAAGCTGCGTATCCTCGCTGGTGACGTGGACGTGGACAAGTTCCTGCAGTCGACCATGGGCGACACCAACGACCAGATGGCCGTTCAGATCGCCAAGAAAGCCAAGGCTGTCGCTCGCGAATTCCACCGCACTCTGGCCAAAGGCAACGCAACTGCCAACGCCAAAGAGTTCGATGGTCTGCCCACGCTGGCTGCCGCTGCTGGTGGCACCCAGACCGTGAACGCCGGCACCAACGGCAACGCCCTGACTCTGACCATGCTCGACGAGCTGGTTGACAGCGTGCCGAACGGTCCCGATGTGATCGTGATGCGCCGTGGCACCATCCGTGCCTTCCGTGCTCTCCTGCGCGCCACTTACGGCACCGACGCCGTGATGCAGCAGCTCGAGAACTTTGGCCGCCCGATGCTGACCCACAACGGCATTCCGGTCATCATGAACGAGTTCCTGGCTTCCGACGAAGCTCAAGGCTCCAACGCCAACACCTGCTCTGTCTACGCTCTGCGTCTGAACGAGCTGGATGGCCTGCATGGTCTGTATGGCGGCGGTAACGCCGGCATCGTGGTCGAGAACATCGGCACCGTGCAGAACAAGGACGCCACTCGCATCCGTCTGAAGTGGTACACCGGCCTGGCCCTGAAGAGCACCCGCTCCATCGGCCGTCTGAAGGGCGTGTCCAACATCTGATCGGTGTTGGCAGTCAGTCACAACTGACGTACAATAAGGGCAAGCTCAAAAGGCTTGCCCTTTTTCTTTTGTAAAGGAGTCACCTCATGAAAATTCGTATCGTCCAAGCGGGCTACGAAACATTCACCGGCTTGCTCGGTGATGTGAAATTCGAAAATGGCCTGTCTGTAAAAGACGCCGCACCTGAACAATTTGCCTACGTGCGTTCGCTCTTCGTTGCTGAAGAAGTTGCCGAGGAAGTTGTCGAGAGCGACGGCGACACCAATCCGCAAGGTGGTGAGGAATTGACCCCGGAAGGTCAAGAAGAAGACCAGAAACCGCAAGAGCAGGCGGAATTGACCTCTGAAGGTCAAGAAGAGGCGGCCGAATGAAGCTGCGCCTCACACAAGCAGGCTTCGAGAGCTACACCGGCCAGATGGGCGTGGTGTGGTTTGAGAACGGCCTGTCCGTCACTGACGTATCGCCGATCGACGCCATTCGCATCTCCGCAGCCATCGGTGCGGACTGGGAAGATGGCACCGCCGCCAACGTGGGCGATATGTACCTGAACAACATGAATGTGCCCGCGCATGTCGGCATGGCTGACCGCACGTCACCCGAAGCACCGCAACAAAGCCCCGAACAGACGCCTCAGAGCGAAGCGCCCACCACGGTCTACACCGAGGAGGAGCTCGCCAAGATCGCCGACCAAAAGGGCATCGCCGGTCTTCGAGAGATCGCCGATCCGCTGGGCGTCAAGGGCACCTCGATCGTTGGCCTGATCGCAGAAATCCTGAAGAAACAGGCCACACCGAAACCCACAGCGGAGTAAGCGATGCTCGATGTCTTCCTGAACAACACCGATGTCGTTTTGACAATCGACCTTGTCGATGCGTCCGGCAATGCACTGAATGTCAATTCGGTGGCGTATCGGGTCGTCGATCAGGACGGCACCGAGCTTGTCGCCCAAGGGCCGCTGTCGGGCTTCACCGCAGGCGACGCGCAGGCAACAGTCACCGTTTCCGCAGTGAAGAATCAACTGGGTGCGGAGAACGTGCGTGAAGTTCGCACCGTGGAGCTGCTGTGCGCGACCGACGCCGGCACCGTGGGTCTGGTCAAGAGCTACGGCATCGAGGCGCTGGACCCGCTGAAGGTTCCGGACAACAGCTTCATGACCTACCCGATGGCCGAAATGATGGCCATGAGCATTCCGAACCTGGCGGCCTACAACGCCGCATCGGAACAGGAAAAGATCGCTGCGCTGATGGACGCCCGCGAGCACATCTGCCAGCTGAACTTCGGGCTGCTCAATTCCAACGCGAATTTCAGCCAGGATCAGCTGTCGTACGTGCCGGAAGGCGAGTTTCAGTCGAGCTATGTGGCTCGCAACTCTCTGTTCCTGTTCAACGGCAACCTGGCGCTTCTGAATCAGACGCAGTTCAACACATTGCCCGAGAAGTTCAAGCGTGCGCTTCGTCAGGCGCAGGTCGTCGAGGCCAACGCGATCCTGGGCGGCGAAGCGGACGACAACAAGCGGGCCGCCGGCATCGTCGAAGAGGCGATCGGTGAGACTCGCGTCAAGTACGGCCAGGGTGCCGCACTGCGTCTGCCCGTCTGCCGTCGAGCGCTCGGCTACCTGAGCTACTACGTGACCTTCGCCAAGCGGATCGGACGAGCATGATCTTCAACGACTTCGCCTCACGCCTGGCTCGAGAGTATGGGCTGTTCCTGTCGGCGCTCACCGGACGCTACCTGTCGATGATGAGCCCTGGAACGGAAGTCTCGCCGATGTCGATCGCTCAGATGCAAAGTGCAGGCGATGCGATGCGCCGCACCTACATGGAGCTCGCCGACCGAAGCGTTCGCGACTTCGTGGCTCAGATGAGCGGAGAAGCGATGGTCGAGGCAACCAAGGACTTTCTCAAGCGCATCGACAGCATGACGGCTCAGAACATCGAGCTGCTTGTGGATCGAATGAAGGGGATGAAGAACAACGCGCTCGATGCTGTCAAAGAGAACATGCACGGGTCGATGGGGCTGCTGCTGCAGCGCCAACTGATGAATCCCGAGTACACCGTGAAGACAGCAAGCGGACGCACGTACGAAGCGCTGGGGCTGATGACGACCGAAGCTCGCCACTTTGCGTACCGCACCTGGCTGCACGCCGAGATGGCAAAGCTGTCATGGACGGGCGACCTGGCCGAAGTTCGATACGCCGATCCGGAGCACAAGAACAATGGGCTCGTCTTTTCGATGAGCGGCAACACTCTGGGCTACCCGAGCTTCGAGGACATTGCCGACCGGGTCTTTCACTACAACTCAACCGCGACGATTGCACCTCATGTTCCGGCCTAATAAAACCTGCGTCATCAGCGTCTCGTCCGGCAAGACGGACGTTTACGGCCAGCCGCTGCCGGCACGCCGGGTGCGTGAGCAGTGCGCGGTCGTGAAGCTCGACATCGTCAGCGCTCAAACCACCGTGCGAGCGGACAGCTCAGCCTCTCGCGGCAACGCTCGCGAGCTGACGGCCGATGCCGTGATTCTGCTGACCAAGTACACGATTGCCGCCATCAACGACATCATCGAGATCGGCGACGCAAAGCTGCGGATCGTCTCCAAGCATCCGCGTTTCAACATCTCCGGGGATGTGGACCACATCGAGACCCGCTGCGTGATCTGGAGCTGACATGGACCTGATGCCCATTGCCAACAAGCTGGAGTTCGAGGGCCTGGGCGTCCAGGGGTCAACTCTGTTCGTCAACTTCATGCCTGACGAGTGCAAGGAGGGCGTGCTTTTGCGTAGCCCATTGATCGGCACGAGGATCGACCCCAACCTGCCTGGCTACTACAAGAGCGAGTTCGCCGCGATCGTGCGATGCACCCGCTACGAGCAGGGTCTGGCGCTGATGCAAGATGCCATGAAGGCGCTGACGCTGTTCGAAACCGAGCAGGACGACATTCTCATCAAGCGGTGCTACCCGCGAAACCTGCCGGCGACGTTCCCGATCAGCGACGGCAACTACTTCGAGATTCAGGTGGTGTTCGAAATCGTCTACTGCGGAGCAGCCTATGGGCGTGCATCTTGAAGGCGTCGATGAGCTGATGACGATTCTGCGGCAGACCGGCGCCAAAGCGCAGCGCGGGGTCTACGAGCAGATGAAGAAGGAGGCGCGAGAGATTCAGCGCCTGGCGCGCCTGTACGCACCGATCGACCACGGCAATCTCGAGGACGCGATCTCGGTCGAGGAAATTGACGCCGAACGTGGCGAAGGAGGGCGCTTCGGACGAAAGTCGGTCGCGGTCTTCGTCGATACGACCCAGGAAGGCTACAAGGGTGAGCCGATCGGTCAGTACGCCTACATCATGCACGAGTACCTGGCGCCTTACGGTCGCTTCAAGCTCGGCCCGCTGTCGCGGCAGAAGAATTCCGGCAATGGAAAGGTGGGCGGTAAGTACCTGGAGCGTGCGATCAATGATGTATCCGCTGAGATGATGAAACGTCTAGTGGATGTAGCTCGGTCTTACTACTAGCAAAAAGCACTGGACTTTTGTGCATATTTGTGGTAGAGTGCCGGCACCGGCGAAGTCATTAAGCAGTGACTTCAATCCCCTTTGCAAAGGAGCTCTCGAATGGCATCAAGTACCAAAAACGTGAAACTTGGCGTTTGCCAGGTTTTCTTCGACGGCGTTGACCTGGGTTTCACCCAGGGCGGCGTGGAAGTCACCGTCACCACCGAAACCCACAAGGTCAACATCGACCAGTTCGGTAACACGACCATCAACGAATACATCATGGGCCGCGAAGTCATGGCCAAGGTGCCGATGGCCGAAACCACGCTGGAAAACCTCGTGACCATCATGCCTGGCGCAACGCTGTCCGCGATCGGCGGCACCGTGGCCACCGGCACGCTGACCGTTGCCACCCAGCCCGCTGCTGGCGACACCGTCATCGTGAACGGCGCTACCGTGACCTTCCGTACCGCCCTGACCGGCGAAGG